TCACACAAAACAAATTTTCTATGGTCGATGACGCCGATTTTGACTGGCTTTCGCAATACAAATGGCACGCTCACTGGGATGGCAAAAGTTGGAGGGCGGTTTGTAGTAAATGGGAAAATGGAAAGACAAAAAAAATACTAATGCACCGTCTTGTTATGCAACCCAAAGAAGGAGAATTGGTTGACCACCGTAATCATAACTCGCTTGATAACCAACGGCATAATTTAAGAAATTGTTCATGTCAAGAGAATAACCGCAATCACAAACTCCGGTTAAAAAATAAAACGAGTCAATACAAAGGTGTTTGTTGGTTCAAGCCGGCACGTCTATGGGTTGCTCAGATAACAGTGAATTATAAGCGAATTTGTATCGGTTATTTCAAAGACGAGATTGAGGCGGCGAGAGCGTATGACGAAGCCGCCCTAAAATATCACGGAACGTATGCGTTCGTAAATTTTTCTGACCCCGGCGCACAGATAACGATTAAGGAATTGTAGCAAGATTAGCCCCCTGCGGCAGAAAGAAAGGAAAGTAGAAAAATGAAACTTTGGCAAGTGATTTTAACTTATATCTTGGCGGCAATTTTGACTATCGCCATCACATTGGCAAGTTATGTTGCAATAGCATACATCGTAGTTAAAGTAGTCAAGGCAATTTGGTAGCCCCCGCCCAAAGCGAAGGAGAAAGAAAATGAAGGATAACACAGATGTTTGCAAGACGTGCCGGGGAAGCGGAGCTATAAAAGGGCGAGGGAGTAGGGATGCTTTTGCGGAAGAACGCGATTTTCCTTGCCCTACCTGCACCGGCCAGAAGGTGGAGGGGGAGTTTGTAAAAGACCTACGATTACTTACAACGTTGGTTGAGCAGCACTTGTCGGATAATAAGTTGGGGCGTTTGTATAAAAAAGTTAAGCAAGCCTGCGACCTCATCGAGAAGCTGGAGGGGGAGAAAGATAATTTGAAATATGAAGTAAATCAATGGGTACTTGAAGTCAAGCAACTTCAGTCCGACCTCGCCGCAGCAAAGAGTAAGATTGCGGAATTACAAAAGACAAACGATGATTTCTTGAAGATGACCAGCTCGCTCGATGAACACCCCGAAGGCTACGAAGGCCCTTGTTTATGTAGATTGTGTATGAGTTATGGCGGTTGACTTCGATTCAATAGTTAAGGAGAAATCGTTCTGATGTTGAAAAAGCTTTTGTGTAAGATTTTAGGCCACGATTGGCGAGGACTTGAGTCGAAATGGTGTAAGCGTTGTGGTGAGTCTGCCCATTAAAGGAGACAGTCTGAATGTCCGCACCCTACGAGAAAAGAGCGATTTTAAGGAGAATGAAAAATGGGAATGTACACAGAATTGATATTTGGCTGTTCACTAAAAAGTAATACTCCATCTGCGGTTATTGCTTTGTTGCAAGCTATGGTTAAGGGTGGGGGAGAAATAGACAAAATAATACTTTTGCCCGACCACGACTTTTTTAAGTGTGAGCGGTGGCGGTGGTTGTTTACGGGGGGTAGTTATTATTTTGGCGTAAACGAGGCATTAGGCAAAATCTGGCAAGACAATATCGACAAGGAATGGAAAATTTCAACTCGTTCAAATATCAAAAACTATGACGGCGAGATTGAGAAATTCCTCGATTGGATAAAACCATACATTGAATCTGGAAGTGGCGAGCAAGAAATGTATGCCATTACGACCTATGAAGACTCAACGCCTATAATTTATTATTTAGAGGATGAGAAAATTATTTAGCCCCCGGCCCCTCTGGCGAGAAAGGAAAAGATGAAAAAAAGCGAAATGATTGAAACAGGACAATGGTGGACTGATTCGTTAAATGTCTCTATTGGCTGCACAAAAATAAGTCCGGCGTGTGATGGTTGCTACGCTGAAAAAGCGGCAGCTCGATTAGCGGAAATAGAAAATGCCCGCTTTGAGGAAATAATGCAATACGCGCCGCCGGGCGAATCAACATTCGGCAGAATATACAGCGACGGCATTATCAGAAATGGCTGTTGGACAGGCAAAATCAAACTATTACCAGAGCGTCTGGAGCGACCACTTCATTGGCGTAACCCCCGAATAATCTTTGTTGACTCAATGAGCGACCTGTTCCATAAAGATGTACCGTTTGAGTTTATAGACAAGGTTATGGCGACAATAGCACTTTGCCCGCAACATACGTTTCTGGTGCTGACAAAAAGAATTGAGAGAGCGTCCGAGTATTTTGACGGTCTAAATCAAGATGTGCAATATAGAAATGAAGTGTTTGGCCTCGATGCTATTACTGCCGATGAAGATTGGCCATCCAAAAATCTCTGGCTCGGTTGCACCCCCGCCTTTGGTGTTACCGGCCACCCCCCCGCACCACATACCGTTCCAGATAATAGCCGCACCGATACAAAGCCAGAGGACATAGCAACACTTTTGCAGATACCGGCGGCGAAGCATTTTGTCAGCTTAGAGCCGATGTTGAGGGAATGGGCTTTAGATAGCTTAACGGGGTATCATAGTTGTATTGATAGTTTGCGGGGCAACAGAAGCGAATCAGACGCCGATGGAAATATCACCACCGATAAATGCGAAAAACTTGATTGGGTCGTTGTCGGCGCAGAGACAGGACCAAAAGCCCGCTACTGCCCGATAGAGTGGATTGAAGATGTAGTCGAACAATGCAAAGCCGCAGGCGTGCCGGTGTGGGTCAAAGCAATCCACACCGGCACGGCAGACAAGTTCAAGCAAGTCCACAAATTCGCAGAGCTACCCGAAAGCGTTAGAGTACGGCAGTCGCCGTTTATAAAGTAATTTAACCCCTCAATAATGTGAAAGGAATGAAAGATGAAGAAGGAACAGAGCAAAGAAGTAACAATGGAAGATGTTGATATTTTTGGGTGGGTGGTAACGCTCATCCTCACTACCGCCCTTGTGGTGGGCGCAGTTATCCTTTGGAAAAGGTCTGGGCCACAAAAAGATTCCCTCCGCTTTGCCGACAGCCAGATTCAGCGATACGACAAAGATGCCGGTTGGGTTTGTGTGCAAGACAAAGTAGAAGATTCGCTCGGCATAACAGACGGCTTTCGCAATGTTCAAAAGCAACTCAACTGCCACGAATCCGGTGGACACAAGTGGGGCCTTGCTGAAATCCAGCCAGCAGGAGAATTGCTGTATTTGGGCGGCGGGGAATTTCGAGAAGCAATATCTAAAGCGTATATTTTTCACTGTTCTGCATGCACATCGCAAAAAAAGGTCGCTGAAGAAGAATTGACAGCCGAAGAAGCCAATGCCCTGAAAGTGTTAGGGCTAGAGTAGGCACGCACCGATAAAGCCGGTGGCAATTTCGCCCCGGCTTAGGACCACCAGAAAACATGTTAGCAAAAAACACGTTGTTGAAATAAAGGCAGAATTTTATAAAAATCTTAGAATTAGCAAAACGGATTTTGACGAAACAGCAGTATCGATGCGTAAAGCTACGCTATTGCTACAATTACAAGCAAATTCAAATCGCAAAAACACTTCAAATTTCACAGCAATCAGTAAGCCGCTCGCTCGTCTCCGCCCTCAAGAAAATCAAAAAACAGGTTGTAGAGCTCCCTAAGAGATAGAGAGCTTGTAGTTTTAACATAACTTTACTCTTATCGGTGATATGTTATTTATCAGGGACGGCAGCAGATTAGTCAGGACGAGAGAGTTGAGGGGGCGTGGCGATGTTGACGAGAGACGCAGACGCAAGAGAATGCTTGCTGCAGAGGATCCGAATCGACAGGAAAGAGTTGAGCAGCATCAAAGGCGAATACAAAATGCAATACACGGCGACTTTAAGCGTGAACCAAGTGAACACGAACAATACGGCGGAGCTTACGAGAAATCGGCAAACTTTACTCAAAGTTGAACCATAAAGGATTTTCTCTGCTTCGCCTGGAATTATAAATATGCGTTATCTGCTTAATATCACAGGTGTTACAGGGTGCTACGGGATGGTCAAATTCAACACAGGGCAAGGTAGAGAGCTGAAAAATGGCTAAAGCGGGCAGGAAACCTAAAGAATTTACTCCAGAGCTCATCAAGCAGATTGACAAGCTCGCTCTTGAAGGCCACAAGACCGGGACTATCGCAGTGGCATTAGGATTAAACGAAGAAACCCTAAAAGCCCATTATTCGGAGAGAATGGCTCAAAAAAGGGTAGAAGGTAAAATACTCTTGAAAAGGTGGCAGATTAAGAAGGCGAGAACGGGCGATTCAATAATGCTGATTTGGCTGGGTAAGAACGAATTAGAGCAAACAGATAAGCAGGATTTAACGCACGGAGTGAGTGACGTTCTCGCACAACTAATCAAAGAGATAGGCGGCAACGCTTTAGGGATTCCGATTAAACAATGATAGCAACGGCTCCTGATATATCGTTACTGACGGATAATCTTAAGAATCCACTTTGGCGTTTGAATAATTTATACTGGATTATCAACGAAAACGGCCAACGTGTTAAGTTTAACATGAGGCCGGTCCAGCAGTCGTTTTGGGACAATATCTGGTTTTGGAATATCATTTTGAAATCCCGACAGCACGGCCTTACTACTGAAATCGACTTGATAGGGCTTGACCTTGCCTTGTGGAACGATAATATTGAGGCGGCAATTATCGCCCATACCCTTAGGGATGTTCAGCATATTTTCGCTACTAAAATTAAATACCCTTACGACAACCTACCTGAGCAGATTAAGAGCCGCATTCCAGCCCTGAAGGATGACGGCTCAACCCTGCATCTTGCCAACAACAGCTGGGTGCGCGTTGCGTTATCTATGAGGTCGTCAACTCTTAATTTCCTTCACGTTTCAGAGCATGGCAAGATATGCGCTAAATACCCACAGAAGGCCGAGGAATTAAAAACAGGCACACTTCCCGCTTTGCACGAGGGCAGTTATCTCTTTATCGAATCTACAGCCGAGGGCGGGGCCGGTGATTTTTACGATACTTGCACAACGGCCCAGGGCGATACAGCGAGAGAAAAGCAGGGTATTAAATTAAATAAGCAGCAATGCCGCTTTCACTTCTTCGCTTGGTATCAAGACCCGAAGAATCAATGCGAGCCGGTGGGTATTATAATTAGCGATGAACTTATTCGGTATTTTGACGAGATTAAAGCGAAGCACGGAATAGAGTTAAGCGACCGCCAGAAGTCGTGGTATGCCTTAAAAAAAGATGGGCCTATGGGATTGGGTAATAAGATGAAGAGAGAGCACCCATCAACGCCCGAAGAGGCATTTGAGCAGAGCGTAGAGGGGGCTATTTACACGGACGAAATGTGCAAGATTAGAAGTGACGGCAGAATCAGGTTTGAACCGCACAGGACGGGGCATAAAGTTTTCACTTTTTGGGATATAGGCATCGGAAACAGCACGGCGATTGTATTTGCGCAGTTTATAGGCAAAGAAATCCCCATAATCGACTACATCGAAGGTTCTGGCCGAGGCAGTGATTATTACGCAAAAGTTTTGAGTGACAAAAGCTATGTTTACGGCAAACATTATCTGCCTCACGATGTTATGAGCAGGGAAAAGAGCGATGGCATAGTATTACTCGACAAGATTGAAAATCTTTTAGGGGCCAATAAGGTCGAGAAAGTCAATCGTCCAGCAAGTAAGCAAGACGGGATTGAAGCTGTTCGGCTAATTTTGGGGCATTGTTCTTTCGATACAGCCAAAACGAAGCGATTGATTGAGTGTTTGTCTTATTACCGTTACGAATGGGACGATACGCTCGCCAGATTCGGCGATAAACCCTTACACGACTGGGCTTCTGATGGCGCAGATGCTATGCAAACAATGGCTTTGCAATGGGCGTTGAACGGTATTGATATTAACGAGGGTGAAGCGGAGAAAGCGGAAGATGTAGTTTTTGATGGCAGAGAAGATTCTGAGGCTCGTGAGGGTTACGGTTTAAGTTTATCGAGGCTGTAAATATGAAAAAGAACACAAAGATTGAGTCCCCTATCACCAAAATACTGGAAGAAGATGCGAAAGTGCCACTGTGGCTTAAGATATGGGTCAAGATTAAGATTTGGTGCTATTATAATTTGTCAAAAGAAGGCAGGGAAATAAGGTGTCACATGAAAAACTTAGCCAATGACATAGTGGGTTCGTTTCTTAGAGAGGCGTAATGGATAACTACTATTTCGCTATAACTATTTGTATGAAGTTTTTACAAAGAATTTTCGGCAAGAGCAAGTTTAGAGGCGGCTTTTTCTTTGGCGGTGGTAGTGACGGCAAGAGTCCACATATCCCGGCACCGGAGCCGTTTGTTCCGGTAGAGCAGGTTGTTCCCGTCCAGAAGGTGGAGCAGAAGGATGAGACGCAGGCCCTACAGAAGAGCTTGGCTAAAAAGCGAAGAGCGACTTTATTGGCTACCGGCACGGAGAATCAGCCGAACATCTTTAAGCAGAAGTTGGGGGCGCAGGTTTAATGACCGTAAGTAGAACATGGCAAGTAGAAGCGGTGTATATCCTCCCTAAAAGCGGCATTTGTGCAATTGGAGGGAGAAAGGAAAATGAGGACAGAGTTATAGGTGGCCTTGTCAATGAGATATTATCGCTATGCCCAACAGGCCGCTTAAAGATAGAACGTATTGATAAAGGTAGGCAATGCTTCATCGACCCAAACGCTAAAAAAGTTTTAGGCCCAATATATGAAGAGGGTGACGAGAAAAAATGGTTTGTATCTACGCTTTATAATGTTGAGGCTAAAGTGTAAATGACCAAGACTTGTAAAACTTGTGCGGAGTTTCGTCCTGTAATTAGCGATGACGAGATTGTTGATAAAGATTTATATGGTTTATGTGGCAAGGCTATACATATTATGGATTATGACATAAGAAAAGAATCTGTTATGGTAGTTTGCGACTCTTCTCAATATGGTGCTGTGTTGTATGTATCACAGAATCACTTTTGCAAATCGTGGTCGAAAATATAATGACAAAAACTCCCAAAAACATAACTGACGAGCAGGTCGTGATGGAGACTGATCGCAAGCCGTATGAGTCGCTGAAGCAACTATCAACGGCCTTTTCTTATCCTGGGCGTTCCGACCAGATGGATTATAGCGGGGCTTTTACTGGCGAGGGCAAGGGCAAGCACAACGTTTTATACAGCAAGGTCTATGACCCCACTGCTTTTAGAGCATTTGATATATGGGGTAATGGTGTTGTTGGCAACTTTATGCCTAAAGGAACGAGTTGGTTCAAAGGGCAGATGGAGGAAAAGGGATTAAGAGATTCTAAAGCGGTGAGTGTTTGGTTACAGGATTTGGACGAGCATTTGCGAGGCGTTTTGTCCACAAGCAGGGATTATTACTCCGCGAAGCTGGCGTTCATCAAGGACGCTGGCTGTATTGGCGATGGATTTATGTTTATCGACAAAGACAAGATGGACGGCAAGATAATAGCCAATGTTCCGCACCCGAGAGAATGTTTTGTAAAATACGACTGGTGGGGCAGGGTTATGCACCTGCATCACAAGTTTGCCTTGAGTATGGAGGAAGTAGTTAATACTCCAGAATTTGGCTTGAAAAGCTTGAGCGAAGCGCAACAGTCGGCTTACAAAGACGGCAAGAACAACAACAAGAAAATACAGATTATTCACGGTGTCTATCGCAATAAAGACTACAACCCCGACAGTATAAGTGTCAAGGATATGCTCTGGCAGCATTATTACGTTAACGCAAGTGCTCCTGACGGCGGCAAGATGATGCAGGAAACCGGCACATATACATTAAATCCGATACCTTGGTCGCTTAATCGGCCTTCGCATGAGGGTTACGGCCGCGGCATTGTATCTCAAATGCTGCTGGAGATATTGACCTGTAACTTTATCTCCAAAGATATGCAGACTGCTTCACAGCAGGCGGTTAATCCATCCACGCTGATCACATCGGCGTTAAAGCATAAATTAGACAGACGCCCGGGGGCCAATAACTATGTAACCGCAAAGGATATGATGGGCTTAAAGATGGGCGACTTAATGGCTCGCCTGATAGATACTTCTGGTTATCCATTCGGGGTGGACAATCACCAGAGATGGCAGAATATGATTAATGACCGTTTCGGCGTGTCTTTATTTTTGGCTTTGAGTATGAATCCGCAGGCAAAGACCTTAGGCGAAGCACATATGGTAAAGGCCGAGCAGGTCGTGATGCAGGCCCCATTCTTGGGCACGATGGGAACAACTACGGATATGGAACTCGATAGGATATATTCCTTAGAGGCACAATTCAATCCTTCCTGCCCTAAGCCGCCGCAAGAGGTTCTCGACGCCGCTAATGGCAGGGTGGATATTCAGTATATCGGGCCATTCTTCCAGTTGTTGAATCAATACTACGAGACCGGCAACTTATTGACGACCATAGCCCATATTAGAGAGGTGTTGTCAGTTGCCCCAGATTCGCAGATTGTAATCGAGGGCGATGAGCTTATGCGTAAGATTCTGAAGAGTAACAATGCCCCGGAGTCAATTATTTTGAGCCAGAATGAAGTCCAAGAGTTGCGGGCGTTGGCGGCGCGGATACAAGAGCAGCAGATGCAGATGGAGATAGCGAAGCAGTCGGCTGCGATGGTTCCAAATTTGAGCAAGAAAATCGAATCGGACAGCGTATTGAGTCAATTAGCGAAACAGGCGGCGTAAAAAGGAGAACAAAATGAACAGACTTTTTATGATAGTAGCTTGTGCGATATTCAGTTTGGTTGTCGCCGGTATGACGTATGATTCAAGGGATTCTGGCGAGTTAAATGTTTGTGTTTATGGAAAGCTAAACGACCTGCAGGTGGTTTATGATTATCAATGCCTGTGCGGAAAAAAGATTAGCGCAGAATCACCTATGCCGGACAACGTGATGGAACTGCATTGCAAGTGCGGGAGGTTGTGTCCCGTTGTTATTGTCCAGAATGAACCGTTTTACAAAGATGTTGACGATGCCAATGAATGAAACCGTAACCGTAAAATCGCTTTTGGAGTTTAATCCGTTTACCGACCCTGCCGTGAATGTGCTCGCTTACGATTCGCTCGGCTGGAACGATGAAGGATGGATAGTTTTAAGAGTTTACAGAGAAATACAGAATTAGGAGAAGCAAAAATGGGAAAGTTATCAAAAGCACAGGTAATGACAGAGTTGGATGCAGCGAAGATTTCGTATGACGAGAATATGAGTTATTCGGAGCTGGTAGCCTTGCTGCCGAAAGAGTCGGTAGTTGCACCGAGCGACAAGTCGGCAGATGCAAAGCCGGTAGTAAAGGCAGAGGAGCTTCCCCCACAGGTTCCTAACGGCGTTGCTACTGCCAACGACCACGAGAAGCGGATATGGGCTCTCGAAAGAAAGGCCGGAATAAGGGATAACTAAATTATGAGAAAAACCGTTTTGATTTTATTGATGTTTCTGGTGATGGCAGGGGTAGGCAGGGCGGCGACTTACTATGTCTCGCAGGACGGCGATGGCACAGACGCCAACAGTTGGGTCGGTGCCAAAACTACCATTGACGAGGCTATCCGTATTGATTTGGCCGGTTCTACGATAGATGTGAACGCCGGAACTTATTCAGAAAACAGTACCGCTACTGCCGATGCCCTGAATATCCCCACAGGAACATGGATAATTCAAAGTCATAGCGGAGTGGCTTCTGATGTTAATATAACCGGAACTTCCACATCTCAAGCCATAAGAGTGTATGGCGGTAGCGGTACGGCTACTTTGCGTAATATAACAGTATCAAGCACGACCGCAACGGGCGCAAATTCGGGTACTATTAATATAGGCAATGCGCAGTCGCTTGTTCTTGATGGGTGTATCGTCAAGAATGCAGCAGCTGCTGGTGCTGGAATCAAAGTAAGACAGGCCTTTTCCAGAGCGTTGACTATAACAGATTCAACTATATCTTCAGATGGCAGTCAGGGAATTGATATTGTTACCGGCGCAACAAATATCGTATCGGCCTTAACGATAACAGGTTCTACTGTAACCTCGGTTACTCAAGATGCTATCGTAAATGGCGGAACGATTACAGCAATAACAATCGACGATAGCACTATAACAGCCATGGCTGTTAAATACTGCATAGCCAACGATAGCGTGGAATCGACAATGGGGACATTCTATATCAGCGATACTGCTTTTGTTTCAGGTGGGCATGGGTTTGTTGGAATCATAGGGGTTGTAGTGGGTGGAGTCCTTGACAACTGCACATTTAACTGTCTTACTTATTGGGGTGTTCGTATTGATGACGCCGTAACTTGCGGCAAGATAGACGTTGAGAACTGTACCTTCACGGATTGTATATGCGATATAGCCGCTTTTTCGACAGCACCTATTGTCAGGAACAGTACCTTTAATATGACCACAAACGGCCTAAAGCCTATTCGTATTGGTCTGAACGAAGCACCAAATGCTAATCCGGTCGGTATGGCGTTAATCAGCGGCAATACCGTTGCCTTTACCGGCGCGGCGACTGGTCACGGAATATTGAACGGCGTTGGCAGTCCGTATGCTTTGATATGTAACAATAAAATATCAGGTTGCGATTTCGGAATTGTAACCAAGTCTGATGCCGCCATGATAAGGAACAATGAGATTTACCAGAATGCCACCTACGGAATTGATGGCATATTTATTCAAGGCTCTAATGGTTCTGTTGCCGAATACAATACGGTCTATGCCGAGAAGGGAATTGGTATAGTCGTAGAAGAATTGGGAATATCTCAAGGTGCATATGTCACATCGAGCAAAACCAAACTCAGAAACAATATCATTGTAACAACTTCTACAAGCCCCTGTATATGGTTGTGTGCCGAAACAGCAGCGCAGACAACGACTTACGCCGACTGGAACCTGCTTTATTCTACTATTGACGGTAATGTTCTTGCCATCGAATCTGTTATCGTTCCCTCGGCTACCATAGGTACGGCAACATGGACGGACGCTAACAACGCTGTTTATAGCGTTGCCGCATTTACGGCATACACTTGGGCTTCTGGTGATACTTTTCAGACGATAGCAGGAACGGGAGTCACGGACTCATACCGCGTAGTAGTAACGGGCAAAACTAACGCTGACGCTATCGCCCTCAACAGTAATATAAAAGTTGGTGATGTCGCAGATATAGAAGGTAATGTTATGCGTAACGCTTACTATACCGCAGCACAGATTCAGGCGAGCTTGACTGGTACGCCTGTCTATTCAGGCGTATATGCCGCATTGTGTGACCAACATTCTTTATTTTTAGACCCATTGCTTTATAGTCCATCAACCGGAAATTTCAAACTTAAATCCACATCGCCCTGCCTGAACACGGGCGAACCGACTCCCGATGACGGCTTTACGAGTATCGGGGCTTGGCAAAGAAAATCTATGTTAGGAGTTAATTAATGAAAAAGATAGTTACGTTACTAATATTGTTGTTCCTCATTACAGTTTGTTTTGCGTCAAATAGGTTAGTTCAGATCGGCAGTACAGACGTTACGCTTCAAATTCCTCTTTATGATGCCACTAACGGCTCGTTAAAGACCGGCGTTACCATAGCAAATCTCGATGTGTATTATATCCGAGTCGAAACGGACGAGGATGTTACGCTGACTGGTAAGGTAGATGCTACCGCATTGGCAAATCTTACTGCCGATCATACTGAAAATTACGCTTACGAAATCGGACAGGGATATTATCGTTTCGACTTTAACGATAGTCTTTTTGCCGCCGGAGCTACTACGGTATCTGTGATAATTACTGATGGAACTGGCGCAACAATTCTTCCGGTTACGATTGATTTTCAATTGGTGGATTATAACCCCTACGCAACGGTAACGGGAATCTACGACATAGTCGCTAATCCTGTATTTCAAAGGTCTGCTCCTTAATGTTCGATATTCTGAAAAATACTGACGATAACGCAGAGTCCGAAGAGAAGGTGCTTCTGGCCTACAAGCGGAAATTTATAGGTGACGATGACGGCGGGATAGTCCTTGAAGATATGCTGTTCGACCTGTACTTCCTGCAACCCTGCGAGAACGAAGGACAGCAGGCTTTATGTAACTACGCAAAAACTTTACTGGCGAAGATTTACGGTGTGCCGATAGAGAGCAGCCGATTGAAAAGTCTTATACAAAAACTGATGAAGAAAAGGAGAACAAAATGAGTTTATTTGACGAACAGGGCGTATTGTTACAAGACCAACTGCCGGAGGCGTTAGGGGATGAGTTTTACAATGACCCCGAAACGAAACAACAACCGACAAAGGTGTTTGAGAACGTCAAAGACGACAAGACGTTATTGAAAAACTATCTTAACGCCCAGCGAACTATCAGTAAGGGCGAGGCTGCTTTTGCTGAAAAGACAAAGGGGATGGTTAAAGTACCAGATGATAAATCTACGCCGGAGGAAGTCGCCGCGTATCGAAAGACGATGGATATTCCCGATAAGCCGGAAGATTATCAACTGCCTCTACCTGAAGGCATTACCGATAAGGGTGAGAAGTTCAAGTTTGAGACATTGGCTGCTGTAGTTTCAAACGCCGCAAGTAAAGGGAACATACCGCGCAAGGCCGCACTCGCCGCATGGAAAGACGTTGTCGCCGTTCAACAGAAGATGGATGCCGACCTTTTAGCTAAAGAGGTTGCGATGATTCAGGCCGATGAAAAGGCACTCAAGGATAAATACAAGGAAAATTATCCGGCCTTCATAAAGGACGGCGACGATGTTCTCGCCAAACTCAAAACTGGCGGGGCCATTAAGGAATTGCTAATGAATTATGGAATACTGAATCATTCGTCCTCAAGAGAGTTTCTGGCTGAAATAGCCCCGCTTGCCATTGAAGGTAGAAGTATTGGCGGCCCGGGCGGTGCGGAAGAACCGAAAAAAGAAGGAATTTTCACCTATAAATACGATGAGAATGGTAAGCCGATAGAGGAATAAAATGGATAACGAAGGCAAGAAACTAAAAGATACAAGAATGCGGTTTATGGGCAAGAGCTTATTTATTGAGACAGATGACGACCGGGATGTTCTGCAATTTATATCTTGGTGTCAAAGGTTGTCTCCCCTCAAAACCCATGAAGAATACAAACAAGAAGTTCATAATCGACTAAATGGAAGTTAAGTAAAAAATGACACCGAAGCCCGAAAGGGACAACTCGGTTTTATATATGATAGTCAGACAAGCTGGCGCAAGCCAGACCTGATGCTTAGCCCGTAAAGTGCGGGCTGGTCTAAACGGCCATAAGCGTTAGGGAAGCCGCAATGTTGCGGATAACTCCCGAAGATTGACAATTTGATTTTGTTTTTTTTAAGGAGTTACCTAATGTCAACATTGTACCCAAATTCAGGTTACACGCTGTTAGACAGGTTTAAGGAAACCACTGACGGCAAAAATATGTCGAAGATAATTCAGGTAATGAATTATCACGGCGTAAGTGATTTCTTTGCTGATTGGCCGTTCATCGAGGCCAGTCACGGCTTGAAGCAACAAGTCGTAAGAACAGCATCTATACCCGGAAGCACGATTGGCGCATTTGACAAAGGCACAAAGCCAACGGCCACTAAGAGTCAAGTAGTCTGGGAGGATGTCATCCAGATGTTGCAAAGGCGGCAAATCGACTGCCGCAGAGTCAATACTCTGACTCCAGAGGGCAAAAAAACGAAGCTGGCAATGGAAGATGAATTCCATATACAGGCTCTCGGAAAAGATGTCGTCTATAATTTCATCAACGGCGCGGTATCTTCTGGCGGCGAATATATCAACGGGCTGCTGCCGAGACTTGACACCATCGCTACAAACAACCTCGGCAACGTAATGAGTGCCGGATATATCGGGGCGGGTTCGGTTACGACAAGACTTATAATTGCCGAACTTACTCCCGAAAAAGGGGTTTACGGTATTTACCCGCCTGGCTATATGAAGAACTCTCTAAATGGCATACACGCCGAAGATATAGGTAGGGAAAAAGTTACTGACGCTGATGATACAACTGCGACGTATTATGCCTATGTTGCAATGTTTGAGGCGTGGTTCGGCCTTGCTGTCGGCAACAACATGAAGATTGGCGCGATGGTTAATATAAACCCGACGCCCGGCGGCGCAAATTCCGTCGATGACGATTTCTTCGATAAACTTGCTATCTTGATTTCCAGATTGGATTTGGAAATATCGAGAACGAGAATCTATATGAACAGAACTATGGGCGCGTTGTTTAATAACTATTCCCGTAGCAAAAACAATGTTTACTGGCCCACAACGGAAGTATTTGGCCGCCCGGTTAAGGATTATCAGGGTATCGTTATCCGTGAATTGGACGACAAAATAATAACCAATGTTCAGGCTGTTGTAAGCTAACCAAAAAAGAAATGAAAGGAAAATAATTATGCGTGACAATGTACTTGTACTGAGCAACAGTCAGGCTTTTGCCAGTATTAGCACCGGCGAAGTTTCGACCAATGTTCTGAATATGGAGACGGATTCGGCTGCTAACGCACTTCTTACTGATGACCAGATTGGCTGTTTTATGAATATCACGGTCATTTCTGCACCTGCACAGGCAACGATAGTCGCAACGGAAGGAATTTGCTTCCAGTTGCGTACAGCCGCAGCGGCCGCGCTTACCTCGGTGTATGAGATTTGCGGTTCGATTTCGGTAATACCGTCATTACTTGTAGCCGGCAAAAAGTTCAGCATTCCAATCAAGAAGGACATTTTGCAGACGTTTGTTGGTGCGTGGGTTATGGCGATAAGTACCGCACTCGTCGGAACACTTACCCTCGATATTGAATTGAGCGACCAACCGATAAGTGAAAATGAGTCTTTGCAAAAAGTTGTGAGTTAATCTAACTCGAAATTCGGGGTGGCAGGGGCCATTTTGTTCCTCTCCTGCTGCCCCATAATTGAAAGGAAAGCACAAATGAAAAGATATAGGGTTTTAATAATGATTGCCGCTGTGTTGTTATTTGCGGCTAACGTCTTTGCTGTCTCGGCTGAAGACATAAGATGGGGGCAGGATGTAACCTCCAACCTTTACTCGAACACCCTGAAGCAATGGACGATGGATATTGACGGAAGAGTGGGTGGCTTTAATCCTGGAACCGGCAATATCTATTACGTCGATTCCGGTGTTACAAATGCCGGTGACGGCAAGAGCTGGGCCAATGCCGTTACTACGCTCGATGCCGCGATAAATCTCTGCACGGCCAATAACGGCGATGTGATTTACGTTGCGCCCGGCCACAATGAAGCTCTAATAGCCGCTGACGGTGTAGATGCGGATGTTGCAGGGGTAACTATTATCGGCTGTAGCGTAGGCACTCTTATGCCGACATTCGATTACGACCACGCTGACGGTGAGTTTGTTATTGGTGCTGCCAATGTAACTATTTACAATCTCCGTTTTAATGCTTCGGTCACTATTGTTACGCACGCTATTGATGTTGAAAACGCTGGTGATTATGCCCGTATTATTGGTTGTTCATTCCCTGATGGGGAATTGGCGGCTACGGACGAATTTGTTGACACGATTCAGGTTGGGACAACGGCCACTGATGTTACTATTTCGGGGTGTTACTATTTTAGCACTGGAACGGGAAGCAATAACTTTGTCGATTTGTCGGCAGCGACCATCGCCAATCCTACCGTAACTGACAATATCATCTACGGCGCATTTGCCGAGGCCGGTATTTGGGCGGGTGCGGCAGTCCCTACGAATTGTAATATCTCAAGAAATACTATCACCAACACTACTACGGGACAGTTCGCTATCGAATTTCAAGGTGCTGCAACAGGAATTTGTATCGGCAATATGCTTTATACCGATACTTACGCCACTACACTTGACCCAGGCTCCTTGATGTGCCTTGAAAACTACTCCGTAAATGCTATTGACACAACCGCGCTTTTAGTTCCTGCTTCCTCTGCCGACTATGCTGCTACAGCGGCATTGGTAATTACGATGAATGATGATGTTACATCGGTATTGGCAGACACCGCCGCTTGGGACACATCGGCAGAGGCAAGAACATTGCTTTTCGGTTCTGATACTGCCGGAGCTACGGCTGCGCAAGCATTAAAGATAGACGGGATAACAATATCAACTACACCTACCGCCGCTTCTTTAGCTTCGTTTATCGCGGGCGTTGGCGGACTTGGCACTCAATTAGGCACAAGTAAGTCCCTCGTTGATGTTTTGGGTACAAACGGTGTTGCTCTTGTTGATGACGCGGTTAGTATTGCTGGAATAATCGGCCTTCCTGCCGATGCCGACAATGCTGTTGTTTCAACGGCTATCACAGCCAACGCAGACGGTTCGCTTTACGAGCGAGACGAGTACGCGCAGCAGGTTATGGAAAAATGTGTTTCTAAGAGTCAGGCTACTATTGCTACTGGAGATTTGTTTGCTGTTGCCGGTGGGCCAATAGAGGTGGTTTCTCTTATCGGTGTCGTTACTAATACGATACAGACGCAGGCTAACTCGATTAAACTTTTAGTTGACCCGACTGCTCCTGCTACTGATACCGACTTGTGTACTGCCACTGAAATAACCACAGACGCAATCGGGACTGTCTATGTTATTACAGGCACTTTCGGCAATGCTTTAACAGAGGTTACTGCCGGTGTCGGCGCAACTACCGCCACAAAATTCATTATCCCTATCGGAATGATTGAATTGAATGGCACGGCATCGAATACGGGAACGATTGTTTGGTACTTGAGATACAAACCTTTGGCTCTTGGCGTAACCGTTACGGCTCAATAGTATTTTGATTTGAAACTGACGGGGCGAGTTTATTCCCGCCCTGTCGGTCTTTTTCTGGATGACTTTATGAGCAACGCAACCATAAAATTAGCCATAGCCAACAAGGCACTGCTGAGTGTCGGCAATGACCTCATTACTTCCATAGTTATTTCTGCTGAGGGTACGCCTGAGGGCAACAAAATAGGCGGCATACTCGAAGAAATAATCAAGGAGCTATTAGGTGACGATTGGACTTTCAGCCGCAAGAGGGTTCACCTTGACGACTTGACGCGGATTTACAAATTGACACTTGATGCCGCGCCTACTGTTGCGAATTTCGTTATCGGTAAAACGCTCACTGGTGTTACGAGTGGAAAGACCTGTATCGTGATAGACCGGCTAAACAGCACGACTTATTTAGTTACCGAGCCGACTGGTGATTTCACAGACGGCGAAGTAATAAGCGACGGGACCAACAGCAGAGATTGCGCAGCCGGATATCCGACAGTTACTGATGAACTCGACATTGGCGAATGGGACTATGGTTTTTTAATGCCGACAGAGCAGTTGTTTATCAGGGGGCTTGGCTATGAAGATTATGACAAAGTTAAACTTCCCTACCACCGAGAAGGCAAAATGATCTTTACGAACACAGATGACGCCTACTGGCACTACAACCGCTGGATTGGGGAAGATGAAAGCGAAACCGTGAGCGATGCTACTGTTATGCCAGTCTGGTTCCACAGATTGATTTCGGCAAAACTGACTTATGTCCTTTCCCCTAACATCACTCAAAACCAATACAGGGAATCCAAAGCGGATGCTGAGCTTGCGGATGCCTGGCTAAACGCCAAAGAGCAAAACGGAAACGAAACATATAACGAAAATGAACAAGGCAATGACAACTGGCGCGATGGCGCAAACAATATACTGCAAAGCATATAAGGAGATAAGCAATGAAAAAGGTTTTTCTGATAGCAATTTTGGTAATTTTAGCGGCGTTCCTTGTGCCGGCCTATGCCGATTCGTCCAATACGATTCAGCCAACAGCCCAGCTGGTAAATGAAGCCGATGCGAATGATGCCGCCGTTGACGTTAACAATGCTACTTGGGGGGCGATTGTTACTGCTAACTGGCCGGAGATTTTACAATCGGCATATACGCTGAAAATTAAGTTTTACGTTTACGATTCAGCCACAGCCGGACCTAACGATACCACGTTTAGTTATCAATTCTATCTGGCCGATTATGGATGCAGCGGCGAGCTGGTAGCTTCTGGAACTGCAACTTGCGGGGCTACACAATTAAGTCATAGCCCTGTATCTATCACTACGCTTAATGGCGGCGACCCAAACACGTCTTATTGCTGGGTAGATACTCTGGGGACCGTAACGCAGGACTGGGCGACAGGACACGTGGCTACCCAAAATGACGGCGGGGCGGACAATGTCGCTTCACTATTGATTAACAGGGAGTCAGCAAAAAGAATGTGGTGCAGAATTTACGACAGGTCGTCATCGACAATGACCGTTTACTGCGTGGCTTATTTCTACTAAAGATAATATGAAAAAAACAGTTTTATTAGTGCTGTTGTTTTGCGCGGCCGCTTCTGCTGCGCCTCTATTTAACGCCTTCAACTCCGGCGAATTAGACCCTAAGTTCAAGTATCGTGTTGACCTTGAAAAAAGACAGATGGGCGTAGAGACAATGGAGAATTTCCTTGTCAAGCAACCCGGCGCGGCGTTCAGAAGGCCCGGGACTGAGTATATCTATTCCGTAAAAGACTCCAATCACCTGCCAAGACTGATACCGTTTATCTGCTCGACGGGCGATGCGTATGTTATCGAAGCCGGTGATGAGTATATGCGATTTTACCGAACTGTCGCTGATAACAATAGCGGAATAATACTAATCGGCTCTGGAACAGAAGATTTAAGCTCTTTAGATAATATATTGGGGCATTGGCTACTAAACGATACAGTCGGAACAACTGTAATTGACGACGAAGGAAACCATAACGGAACGGCGTCTGACAGCATCGCATTATTGCACGATGACGGCTACGTAGGCGCGGGATGTTTTGATTTCGACGGCCAGTATGCTGTCGATATAACCGACCACGATAATTTTAGTTTTACGGATGATTCAAACGATTCGGCGTTTAGTGTTACAGGCTGGATTTACGCGACAGATACCGCCGCCACACAAACAATAGCGTCGAAATGGAAGCAGGACACATACCAGGAGTGGCGATTATCTCTGACGGAAGATGAAACGCTGAAACTCGAATTATGCAATCAAGGCGAGATTGGCGCAGATACCAACGACGCAAACTGCATTGCCAGATGGAAACTTAACGATAATGCCGCTAATACGGTTGTCGATGAAGTAGTAAGCGACAATAACGGAGTTTCGACAACCAATACCTCTAATCTAAGCGCAGCTGGTCATATTAACGAAGCATTTGATTTCGACGGCCAGTATGCGGTTCACGTTGAGGATGCCGCTATTTTTAGTTTTGGGGACGGAACTGTTGATATTCCGTTCAGCATCACTGCTTGGGTATATGTTGACGGCGTTGCTGGTACGCAGAATATTATAAATAAACTTGGTTCTGAAACTTCCGACCTAACCGAATGGTCTCTGGATTTATTAACAACTCAAAAATTAAGAATGGTTCTTTACGATAGAAGTGCTGGCCCCGGTTACAGAATAAGAACTTGTAATAATACTATATCCGCAGGCTGGCACTTTATATCAGCAACTTACGATGGAGTCGAAACAAGCGCAACCGGAATCAAAATATATGTTGATGCCGTAGAATACACCACAACCGCAAATGATTCGGCATATACGGCAATGGAGAATCTTGCAGGAGATGTTGCCATAGGCGCGCAATATGGGTCTGGTTCTTATGGTGTTTTCTGGCACGACAAGATAGATAACGTGATGATATTCAATAAGGAATTATCACTTGCTGAAATTTCCACCTTCTACACATCAGGAACAGGCAGTTCAACCAGTGTTATTATTTCCGCAACAAGTAACGACACCGTTCCTGTGGGTTGGCATTATATAGCCGCAACTTACAGCGCGCCTTATACTTACGAAGCCAACGGAATACTGTTTTACGTCGATGGTGTCGCGGTCGGTGCGACTTATGTAAATGACGTTTGCTATGTATCTATGAAAAATACCGATGCCAACGTCATTTTAGGCGCACAGATGAGCAGCACCAGCGTTTTGCAATATGTATTTGCAGACAAGATAGACGATATGGCGGTATTCAGCGATGTATTAACGCCTGCGGAAGTAGCCACTTTTTCATCTGATGTACCTTATGAAATAACAACGTCTTACGATGTAAATGATTTGAGGCAGGTAAAATTCATACAGAAAAATGATGTTATGTACCTGTGTCATCCTGATTATCCAGTCCAGAAATTGTCAAGATACGAACATACGCTATGGACTATCGACGACGTCAACTGGATTTGGGGGCCTTTTCTCGACGAAAACATTAACGATGATGTCAACATAACCCCATCGGGAACGACAGGCAATATCACACTTACGGCCAGCGACGATTTATTTACCCCGGAACACGTAGGGTCTTTGTGGAAAATTACCGAAAAGCAGACGACCACATATCTTAAACAAACAATAAGCACAAACGCCCCGACATCTTCAATTAAGATTCAGGGCGATTATCTATTGAAACTTGTCAGCACTGGATGCGATGCCATCGTCATATTGGAAAAAAGCGAAGATGACGGCACGACCTGGATTCCAGTTTATCAGCGTCCGGGCATTGATACTACTACTGATTTTGATGTCGAATACTCCGGCAATGAAGCGGAGGCCGGATGGGAATACAGAGTAACTACAGAGTCAGGGACAGGCACGATAGCAATTAAAATGACTTTGACCGCTTACAATACTTACATTGACGGTTATGTAAAAATAACAGGATATACAAGCCCGACCGTTGTGTTGGCTGAAGTAATAAGCGAGCTTGCGGGAACTACCGCAACGAATCGGTGGTGCGAAGGCGCATGGAGTAAAAAAAGAGGGTATTCGCGAGCGATAGATATCTACCAGAACAGACTGTGCTTTGCCGGAACAACTTATCTACCTAACACATTTTGGGCGTCTCAAAGCGGCGACTTTGAGAATATGCAGGTTTCATCTCTGGATAACGGCGCCATTGTCTATGAAGTCGGAAGCGCAAGGCAAAATCCGATATTATGGCTGCAGGATAAGCAGGGTATTCTCGCCGGAACTTCGGATTCGCTAATCAGGATTTTCAGCCAGTCAAACGATTCTGTTCTTACGAGCAAGAGTACCGGTTCGGAACGTCAATCACAGGTTGGAAGCGGTGATTTGCAGGCGCAGTTGCTAAATGATTCCTTGATTTTTGTCAACAGAAATTACCGCAAGGTATTTGATTCCGTATATGATTTACAGAGCGAGAGTTTTGTATCGCCGGAACTGACTGTTTATGCGGAGCATATTACAGACCCTTGCGTTATCGAAGTCGCCGTCCAGAACGGCCCGGACCCTATTTTATGGTTCATAGTCGGGGATGGAAACTGCGTTACGCTTACTTACAACGCATCACAGTTAATTGTTGCCTGGGCCAGGCATATAACTGACGGTAATTTTAAGAGCGTAGCTGTTATTCCGGGCAATACAGAAGATGAGGTCTGGTTTGTTGTCGAGCGCAATATAAACGATAGTAATGTCGGTTATGTAGAGAAATTACACAAACAAGACTGGGGAGCAGACCCTAACAACTGCTGGTTTGTCGATTCCGGCCTTGAATATAACGGCACAGAAACAAACACCATAACAGGACTTGGTCATCTTGAAGGTAAATCCGTCCAGATATTCTACGACGGCAATTCCGTTCAGGAGGCTAATGTATCGTCAGGCGTAATAGCCCTTGACCCCAATGTAACCCGCGCCCTTGTCGGACTGCCTTACACATCGACCCTTATAACATTCCCTGTCGAATTACCGACACAGGGCGGCTCTACGGTCGGCTATAAAAAGAAAATCTACGAAGTAAGGGGCTGTTTTTATAAATCAATGTATGGCAAGTGCGGTTATCTCGGCCCGTTCAAGCCTGCCGTTATGTATAACATTCCATTCAGTTCTTGCCCTGATTCTGTTATAGGAACGGACGCTCCGTTTACTGGACAGATTAAGCTGCCGATAGATAGCGGTAACGATGACGAGGTTCGACTTAAACTCATTCAGAGCGAACCATACCCCTTCAATCTTACAGGTTTAGTTATCAAAGTGGATGTGAGCCAGAACTAATGATAAGACCAATGACAATAGCCGATGTCGAGCTCCTGAAATTCAAAGAAGATTGGATGGCCGACAGATACCGGCAAGCCATACAGGCCAACGTCGGCCCTGCCTTTATTATGGAAGATGAATCCGGCCCGCTATGCGCTTTCGGTGCGGCTATTATCTGGAACGGTATGTGGTGCGGAGGGGCGGCTGGCAATACCAAAGGCGTATGCGAGGCGTGGTATGTTCTGATAGATAAAAGGAAGATTCTAAGCCAGATGAAAGAGGTTAGGAAGTGCATTGTTGGAGAGGCGAAAAGACTGGGACTCCACAGAGTTCAGGCGACAGTCAAAAAGGACTTCGAGACAGGAATTAAGTTTTTAGAGTTTTTAGGTTTTAAGAATGAAACACCAGACCATCCAGACGGAACTCCGGGCGGGATGGAAGGATATATCCCTGACGGTTCTACGGCGTTAATGTATTCGAGGATTCTATAAATGAAGGTAGAAGCAAGATACGAGCATTGGCCTGACCCGATTACATTGGCAGTAATCGCTATTGGCGCAGGGACAGGTCTTTCGGCCTATTCTTCTATAAAGGCGGGCGACGAAGCCGCAAGGGCCGGTAAAGAAGCCGCCAAAGTCGGCGCGCTTCAGCAGCGGCAATATAACGAAGAGGCGAGGATTACGCAGGAACAATCAGTAGAGGAACAGAAGGCAACTTTGGCGACCGGCCAATACGAATCGAGAGAAAAGAGGAAAGAGGCGACAAGAGTAAAAGCCTCTCGGATAGCACAGGTTTACGCGCAGGGCGGGACAATTACAGGAAGCAATCTAATCAATATTGCGGACGAAGCTACCGAATATGAAGCCGATGCCGGTATGATTATGCACAATTACCAACTCGAAAGCATACGGATAAAGAACGCGGGAAATCTGCAAGCGACAAAGTTAAGAAACGCGGGCAAAATGTCCCTGTATCAAGGTCAAGTTGCTAAATATCAGGGCTATCTGGAAAAGAAAGCGTCCAGAATCAGGGCTTTATCAACTATCGCTTCCGGCGTAGGAACGATGGCTATGCTGGGTGTGATGAGTGCCGGTGCTGGCGGTGTTGGTGCGAAAACCGCTTGGGCGGGTGGAGCTGGAGAAGGAACTGGTTTGGGCGGTCAAGCTACTGCCGCAGGAACAATGTATACTTAGGAACTTTTAATGCCTAATCCACAACAATATTATCAAAGACAGGTATCTCCGAATCCTACGGCCGGCAATGTTATGGGCGATACCGTATCGGGGCCATCGCCTTCAGAGGTCTATCGCACGGGTCTTTCTTCGCAGCGTGTTTACGGCGAGCTGGAGAGGGCGGGGAATATGCTCACCGATTTGGGCGTGGACGCTTATAAGCAAATTGAGCAGGCGGAATATCACGACCAGTTAAGTAAAGCAAAGCTCGGCTATCTTCAGGGTGATGTCAACTTCAAAGATTCGCTATCTAAAAATGCCGATACTTCGACTTGGCAATCGAAACTTGAGGACCACCAGAAAACATTCAGGGGTTCGCTTCAAATAAAAAATAAACGCGCTTCGGATGATTTCGAGTTATGGCTGAAAGCAAACGAGGCGGAGCAGAAGCATTACGTTAACACTCAAAAACTCGGAACAGACGCCAGAAACTTCGCAGATAACTTTAACGCCAGTATTAAAATTCACAGCGATTTAGCGGCGCAAGCACCAGACGACAAAGCATACCAGAAGCAGGTAATTGAAACGGCGGGGGAATACGGCCTCAAGTTTAACCCTGAAACAAAGGGTTTCGAGCCAATACCCGACTGGGACAATGAAACTCTCGTAGGAACACCAGAAACCAGAGGGAAACTGTTTGAATTATGGCTTAACGATACCAATGGCAAGAGGGCGGTTTTTATAGAGAAAGCCCAAAAAGCGGAACTCGAAAGCAGGAAAAACTCTATCCTTGCAGTGGCCACAACAATCAGAAACAAAGAGACAGGGAAGATAAACTTTAACGCGGCCGATGCCTTTATAAATGAACAGCCGGATGTCCCCGGAGAGGACAAAATCAAACTCAAAGATTTTCTTCGCAAGACAGATGCGCAGGAAGCGGACAATGATAAGCGCGCGTGGGATGTTTGGCAAGGTAAGCAGGACGCAGAACTCGACAAGATGTTTTCAACTCACGATTACACGGGCGGCCTGAAGGTTATTGATGCGGCTGATTCCGGCCTGAAGGGTGAATATTCCACAAAACAATTGGAATGGAAGGCACAGAAAAGGGCGTTGTTTAACGGCGCACTGAAAGGCGATGTCGCTCTTAACATTAAGAGATATGCCGACATCAGCCGGAGAATCCAGACTGCTAAGACCGATGAGGAATTTAATCAGATTGTTACCGACATAGCCGATGGAACCGGCAAGGAATGGGACGGCACGAAAGCGGCGCAACTCATAGACGATGTTACAAAGTATCGTGCGCCGGACAGCACCCTAAAGACCCCGACCGCACAACTTTATTCCGGCAAGCTGATGGACTTATACTCCGCCGACCTTAACCCAGAGAATATCAATCCAGACCTTGATGTGCTACAGGACTATGACGAGAAACGCCGCAAATGGGAAGATTTCTGCAAGAAAGAACCAGAAGCTACGGCGGCAAGAGCGAGAGAATTTTACGAGAATCTGGTTTCCGACAAAAAAGACAATGACACGAACGGTATATTAACGGGGCTGCTTAATATGTCCCCTGTGTATAATTTATTGAGATTATCTCCTGCCGGCCAGACTTACACGGCTTTGCAGATATATAATCAGACTAAATCGAAACAAAAACAAGAGCCGGACTTTGACATATTTGGGAAAGGAAACCTGAAAACATCTACCGTCAGAATCCAAACGCCAGACGGTAAAATCTGGAACGTGCCGGAAGATAAAGTAGATGCGGCAATAAAACGCGGGGGCAAGAGAATCTAATGATTATTTCAAAAAGCGGCAATTTATTCTTTTTCTTTCAAGGTGTAAACGAGACCGGCTACGGCAACGGTAAAGATGAGCCAGTTTTTGAGAGCGACACCGGATATTCCGCAAACAAGAACGTGAGGTATCGGCTTTAAGCAAATGAATATGAGAACTCCGACCCAAAGAATAGTCCAGACTAATTTCGAAAAGTGTGTTTTAGGCGGTTTGACTGCGAAAAGCAAAAACATAAAAGTCCCGAAACATATAAACGCAAAGACGAGTTCACGGGCAAGCTCTTTTGTATGAAAAATTAAGGTGTAACCTACGATGAGGCAAAGACATACAGGCACAATCCAGCAGAGAAAAGGCGTTATTTTTGATGTTCTCATAGCATTGGAAATCTTATCTATTTTAACAGGCTTAGTCAAGTAAAAAATGGCTAACGAAAACGACTTATCGGATTTAGGCGGGACGGCGGTTATCGAGGCCGAACCGAATCAGCAAAACGATTTGTCTGATTTGGGCGGCACAACTGCGCCTGCGCAGGAAAGGCCAGAGGAAATTCCTGCTGTTGTCGAGAAATTACGTCCCGTTGGTATATGGGCGCAACTATCGCAATTAGAACCTGCTATGTCCGGCGAAACCAAAATAGAGGATTTACTGCCGTTAGAGCAAAGGTATCAGTTGACTAAGGTTTTCGATACAGACAAGCCGCAATCGGACAGAGAGCGAGCCGCCAAAGTAGCTTATTTTTCGG